TTTGACGGTTCACCACCTTGCCAATCGTTTTCAACTGCGGGCCGTCGCAAGTTTGATGATCCGCGCGGCCAACTCTTCCGCGAATACGTCCGTCTGCTCCGCGGGCTGAAACCCAGAAGTTTTGTGATGGAAAACGTGTCGGGCATGGTGAAGGGCAAGATGAAACTCATCTTCGCCGACATCCTCCGTGAGTTGAAAGCATCCGGTTACCGGGTGTCGGCTCGGCTGCTCAACGCCATGTATTTCAACGTGCCGCAATCCCGCGAGCGGATGATTTTCATTGGCGTGCGTGATGATCTTGGCATTGAACCCAGCCACCCCGCGCCACAGTCCGCACCGATTTCCGTCCGGCGGGCATGGATGTACCCGACCGACATTTGCGATGAACGCGGTGATGAATTGCGTGGGCCTGCCGCCCTGGTCGCGCCTTACGTTGAGCCGGGGAAGAGCAACGGCGGCGGGCGAATCTCGAAGTGGCTGCGCGGCACCACCAACGGGTTCGGCCTCACTCGGCTTAGTTGGAACAAACCCAGTTGTACCATCCCTAAGCTGTCGATGCTCACCGCATCGCCGATTGTCCATCCAGATTTCAACGCACGCATTACGATCAATCAAGCCAAGCGGCTTTGCACCTTTCCCGATGAGTTCCAACTGCTCGGGCCGTTCAATGAACAGTGGGCGCGGCTGGGCAATTCGGTTCCCCCGAATCTGATGAGGGCCATTGCCGAGCACGTCCGCGACAACATCCTGTCCAAGATCGAATCGAATGCGAGGGCCGCATAGTGCCCGCAGGCCGTCCACCAGTCCCCACGAAGATCAAGGAACAGCGCGGCACGCTGCGCCCTCATCGCGAGGTGGCGAACGAGCCGGTGGCCAGCGGATTGCCCAAGGTGCCCAAGGACCTCACCAAAGACGGCAAACAAGAGTTCAAGCGTTTGCTGAAAATGCTTTCGGCGATGGGCATCGTCGGCGCGGTGGACGGCATGGCCTTGGAACGCCTGGTCCGCACATGGCTGCAATGGCGGGTCGCGGTGCAGATGTTGGAGAAGACGGGGCCGGTGCTGGCGTCCAAGGATGCCGAGGGCAAGGCCAAGTTTCGCAAGTCCCCTTATGTGGACATCGCCGCAACGCTGGCCGCGCAGTTGGACAAGCTCGAATCGGCATTCGGTCTCACGCCCGCTGCCCGCTCGCGGGTTTCCGTGCAACTGCCAGCAGCGCCCGAGGTGAATACCAGCCGGTTTTTTGATCCGCAGGACCGAGGGTTCAATTGAACGAGTGGAATCGTGACACCATCGAAGCCGCTTGCCGCGCATTCGTCCCCGGTTTTGATCCGTGGAAGAATGCAGAGGGATACCACTTCGATCACGACGAAGCCCAGCGCATCATCGATTTCGCTCACCAATTTTGCACGTTCACCAACTCGAAGTGGGCGGGCCGGCGCTTCGAGTGCCAAGCGTGGCAGGTCGCATTCTTGGCCACGTTGTTCGGCTGGCGGTCCGACATCGACAACACCCGGCGGTTCCGCAAGTGCCTTCTGTTCTGCGCCAAGAAACAGGGCAAGACCGAGCTTGCCGCCGTCGTCGCCAACTTCCTGTTGTTCTGTGACGGTGAACCAGCGCCCGAGGTGGTGTCGGCGGCGGGATCGAGTGACCAGGCGACGAAGATTTTCAAGGCCGCCGCCGCGATGATCCGCGCGAATCGCGATTTGTCGGCGCGGTCCGAAGTGCTGGTGCGTTCCATTCGCCACAAGAGCAACGGCGGCACCTACAAAGTTCTTCACTCCAACGCGGGCACGCTTCACGGGGGCAACCTGCATGGCGTGTTAATTGACGAAACGTTCGTGGTCGATGCTGAACTTATTGATGCTCTCGAAACGAGCATCAGGGCTCGCCGACAACCACTGATTTTATTCTCCACGACCGCGGGCGACGACCCCGCATCAGTGGCCGGCGAGCTTTATCATTATGCGTGCGGCGTGCGTGATGGATTGATCGCGGACCCCACATTCCTGCCAGTTGTCTATGAGGTTCCCCAAGATGCCGACATCAGCAACCCCGAGGTGTGGCGACTTGCAGCGCCCAGCATAGATGTAACGGTGCCGATGTCGGAGTACCAGAAGGACTACCGCGAAGCACTGCAAGTGCCCCGGAAAATGATTATTTTCCGGCAGTTTTCATTGAATCAATGGCAACATCAGTCCAAAGCATGGTTGCCCCTTGAGCAGTGGCAAGCGTGCGGCCAGCCCTTCAAACTTGAGGACCTCAAGGGTTGCAAGGCAGCACTCGGAATTGATCTCTCCTCAGTGTGTGACACAACCGCGGTCGTCGCCGCTATTGAACATGATGGCAAGGTGTATCTCTGGCCGGAAGTCTTCCTTCCTGGTGACAATGCTGCCGAAGGGGCGATTCGTCGAGCCAAACAAGATCGTGCTCCGTATGCCCTCTGGGTATCACAAGGCCACCTTCATGCCACGCAAGGTAATGCCGTCGATTTCTACGCAGTGGAGAAGCGGATTCACGCGCTGTGCGATCTGCTCGACGTCGTTGAAATTCAAGCCGATGCCGCCGGCCAGCAAATGCTTTTGACCCGCCTTCTCGATGCCGGGCTACCAGTTGTCACGACAAGACAAGGCTGGTCTCTCGCCCCCGCGGTGCGTGAATTTGAGCGAGCGGTGATTACCAAGGAATTGGCACAGCCGCTCAATCCCTGCTTTTCGTGGCAGGTCAGTTGTGCTGCAACCAAGAGCGACGACCAGGATAACCACTGGATTGTTAAAGGCCGCTCGCGTGGCCGCGTCGATGCCGTGGTGTCGGCGTGCATGGCCATCAATGGGCTGAGATTCGGCAAAGGTCGTGAGGGCGGGGCCGGTGATTCCGACAACTTCTACGAAAAGAACCCCAGCCTGATTTTGCTCGATTGAAACGAGGGAGAGATATGGGTTTTCTGCAACGTTTGTTTGGCCGCGCTGATGAAAAGCGGTTGATGATCCAAGCCGGCAACTGGCGGCCCGAGGATTATCTACCGCCCACCGTTGGCATCTTCAATTCGTCTGGCCGCTCCGATGCTGGTGTGCCGGTTGACGAGTATGTAGCGCTTGCCGCATCGGCGGTGTGGGCGTGCGTGTCTGTCATCTCTGATGCCATTAGCACATTGCCCATCCACGTTCAACGGCGCGACCAGGTCGAAAAACAGGTGGACCACCCGTTGTATCGCGTGCTCCATGATGAGCCGAACGAGTACATGACCAGCATCACGTTCCGCCAAATGATGATGCTGAATTATCTGCTGTGGGGGCATTGTGAGGCGTTCATTGAGAAGAACGAGACGGGCCAGCCCATCGCCTTGTACCCGCTCCGCGCCGCTGTCACGCGACCCATCCGCCAGTTCGGCCAATTGCTGTACCTCACCCAGGTGGGAACCACCATCACGTACTTGACGCCGGACCAAGTGTTCAGCGTGAACTATCTGACGGTGGACGGCATCACTCCCATTTCCCCCATCCAGCAAGCCAAGCAATCGGTTGGGTTGTCGCTGGCCTTGGAGCGGTATGCGGCCAAGCTGTTCGGCAACGGCGGGAATCTCGGGGGTGTGCTCACTCTTCCGGTCGGAATGAAAGAGGATGCGGTTAAGAATTTCGTGGCATCATGGAAGAAGAATTATGCAGGGCTAGACAATGCGATGAAAACCGCGGTGTTGCCGGCGGATTACAAATACCAATCCACTGCCACCACCCCGGAGAACGCCCAAGCAATTCAGGCCCGGGTTCATCAAGTACGTGAAATCGCGCGAATTTTCCGCGTTCCGTTGCACAAAATAGGCGACTTGGAACGGGGCACGTTTTCAAATATTGAATGGCAGAGCCGCGAATACTGTTCGGACTGCTTATTGCCTCATTGCACGAAGTGGGAGCAGGAAGCGAATCGGAAATTGTTGTTGGAACGCGAGAAAGGCGACGTTGAAATCAAGTTCGACCTCGACGGTTTGTTGCGTGCCGACATCGCATCGCGCTATTCATCATATATGACGGGCCGGCAGGCCGGCTTCCTCACCACCAATGAAATCCGGGTGCGTGAAGGGCTGCCGCCTGTCGAGGGTGGCGACACGCTGTTGCAACCGCTCAACATGGCCCCCATCGGATCGCCCGCGGCTACTGGTGGAAAGCTCATCAGCGCACCAACACCGCCGGTTCAGGATGATACCGCGCCGGCGGGCCGTTCACTAATCGAAGACGCCGCACGCCGATTGCTCACCAAAGAAACCAAGGCACTCACCCGAGCGGCCAAGAAGTTCACCGGCAAGCCGCAGGAGTTTCGCCAATGGGCCGATGGCTGGTACGCCACCCATCAAGCGCTTGTCGCCCGTGTGGTGACCACACCATTAAAGGCCGCGCGTTTGACCGTGGCGGCGGATGAATATGCCCGCACCCACTGTGCGGAATCCATCCGCGCTATTACCGCCACCATCGACGCTGGCGCTGGTGTCGATGATCTGGTGGATGAGTGGGAAACAATTCGCCCGTCTGAAATCGCCGATCATTTAACAATTGGAGGGAAGTAACATGGACATCCGCAGCACTCAGAACGAACTCGAAATCCGTCTCACTGATGGTGATGAACTTGAAGTGAGGGCCGGTGATGGGCAACAGCCGTCCAAGCTGGTCGGATACGCCGCCGTATTCGGCTCCCTGTCTGCCGATCTTGGCGGATTCCAAGAACGTATCCTACCCGGCGCGTTCAAGGGTTCGATTGCTGGCACTACCGACATCCGCGCCCTAGTCGATCACGATTCCACCAAGCTGCTGGGGCGCCGATCCAATGGCACCCTGCAAATCGCTGAAGACGCCAAGGGGCTGCGGGTCGAAATCGATCTTCCCGATACCTCGTACGCTCGCGACGTGAAAAACCTTGTCGCCCGCAAGGATGTCCGCGGCATGAGTTTCGGTTTCCGAGTGCCTGATGGGGGCCAGCGCTTCACCAAGGAAAACGGAACCACCATCCGCGAGTTGAGCAACATCGACCTGCGGGAGGTGACGGTTACTTCCATCCCCGCTTATGGGGCCACATCCGTGCAGGTCCGCGTCGATCCTTCCGTTACCCAGCACCTTGCCCAAGAAATCTTGAAACCCAATTTCGGGAGGTGCAAGGCCCTGCTCCGTAGATCATTGGTGAAGGGCTGATACGCGGGTACCTGGCGCTTTTGCGACCCTGCCAACGTTGAAACGCCTTTCGTCCGCCGGTCCTGATGTGGGGCTGGCATCCGTTCACACGACGAAAGTGAAGTTCCAATATGTGGCAGAAGATCAAAGCACTCAAAGAAGAGCGTGGCCTATTTCTCCAGCAGATGAAGGCCATCCTCAAGAAGTCTGAGGATGAGAAGCGCGACCTTACGCAGGCCGAGGACAAGGAGTTCAACGACCTGAACACCAAGGCCGAGCAGCGCGCCGCCGACATTCAGCGTTACGAGCGCACCCAAGCGCTGGAAACCGAACTTGCCAAACAGGGCAAGGGCGAACAACGCGCTGGCCGCGACGACCTCAACACCCCCGAACAACATGCCGAGCAGGCCAAGCGTGAACAGCGGGCCGCGTTCGACAAGTACCTGCGTTTCGGTAAGTCCGAAATGACGGGCGATGAAGTTCGCGCCCTCACCGTCACCGGTGCCGGCGTCGTCGGAGATCGGCCGTTTTACGATCAACTCGTGTTGGGCATGAAGCACTATGCAGGTGGCGCGACAACAGGCCGAAAGAGTGCTTATCGCCTTCTTTGGTGAAATGAACTGGAAGATTTCCGTACAATGGAACGATCATTGATGTGCGACCGCATACATGCTTAAATGTTTTGCGGCGGATTTGTGGCGTTACAGACTTCTGGTGGCGTGGCAGCGATCCGCTTTTTTCCCTTGAACTTGACGAATATTCTGATATTTGGAATAACGGCACGACGCTGATGGGTGGATTGGAAAGTGTTAAGAGAACCCCCTCTCCGTTTTCCAGTCCGCCCGCGATTCATAACCGTTTGAATCGCGGGCGATTGCATTTCTGAGCGTTCCTCGGATCTACCCGTTTGTGGCGTTTTTGTGGCGGGAGACTTCTCTTGAGGAACCCATGCGCAAAGTCCACCGCCGATTTCGCATCGGCAAAGTGCAAGGCTAACCTTTGCCGCAAACCTGATCTCAACATGATACGGGATCAAGCGGCTTTAATTCTCAATACCATATCGTCGCATCTTGGTGTAAAGAGTAGTTCTACTGATAGCGAGAGTTTTGGCAGCTTCGGACAGGTTACCTTGGTTATCCGTCAGCGATTGGCGAATCGCGTTAGATTCGAATTCCGCGGTAATGTCACACAGACGGCCACGAATTGGCATGCTTTCGGTGGCCGGCTCACGTGGAAAGGGAAGGCTCGACGCTCCTTCGATTGCCTGTACTCCTGCCAATTGTCCTTCTAGACCTTTGCGTTCGTCCTGGCTTTGCCGTTCTCTTCCCATCATGATTACCGTGCGTTCAACTTCCGAAAAGTCGAGCGGGGACAAGAGGTAGTCGAACGCGCCCAGCTTCATCGCATCAACGGCGATGCGCGCGTTGCGATCAGACGTGATGATCGTGACCAGACAATCGGGGTTTTTGCGGTGCAAAAGGCGGATGAGTTGCAGCCCGTGTGGATGCAAGCCGATAAAACCCGCATCGAATGGCTCCTGGCGAACCAGCGTGAACACGTCCCCGCCGGCGGGCAGAACGACATTCTGATGGCCACGTTCGGCGAGATATCGATGGAGTTTCTTTTCCTCATCGTTGTAATGCAAAATTTGCATATGTTCAATTATTGAACAATACGCAACTCCTGTCAACAAGCTCATTGTTAAGGTATTTCTTGACATTCTGGGCTCTTAACACTACATTCCAAGGCGTTAAGAAAATTGGATTGTTCAAATATTGAACACATCAACAAAGAATGTGCGGAATCATTGGACTTTTTCTTAAGAACCTATCCCTCTCGAGCCAGCTAGGGGAAATGTTTGCGCCGATGCTCGAGTGTATGGGCAGCCGCGGTCCAGATAGCGCCGGGTTTGCGATTTATGGGAATGCCGTCCCGGAAGGCTGCACCAAGGTCACAGCACGGCACGAATCGCTCACTTTCGACTGGCGAAAGCTGGCAAACGATCTTTCGAAGCGCTTTGATGATGAAATCGATCTATCGATCAATGCGAACTACGCCATTTTCAAAGTGCGCGGAGAAGCTGCGGTGGTCCGCAACGCGATTTGCGAACTTGAGCCCAGCGTTCGCATTATGGGATTGGGACGGAGCATCATCATATTAAAAGAAGTGGGCACACCAAAGTCGATCGCCAGTCGCTTCGGCGTTCGCCGCATGGCGGGAACGCATGTGATAGGGCACACTCGAATGGCCACAGAGAGCGCCGTGTCCACGGACGGTTCGCACCCGTTCTCGACCGGTATGGATTTGTGCCTCGTACACAATGGCTCGCTGTGCAACCACAATAGATTACGCCGTCAAATGATTCGCGAAGGCGTCGAAATCCGAACCGAGAACGATTCGGAGGTCGCCGCTGGATACCTGATGTGGCGAATGCAGCAAAAGCAGTCTCTCCAGCAAGCGTTGGAATCGGCGTTAAAGGACCTCGATGGGTTCTACACTTTCGCGATCGGCACGGCGAACGGATTTGCCGTTTTGCGTGATCCGGTCGCGTGTAAACCGGCGGTTATGGCTGAGACGAGCGATTACGTTGCAATCGCGAGCGAATACCAGGCTTTGGCGCACTTACCGGGCATCGAGGAAGCCAATGTTTGGGAACCGAAACCGGGGATCGTGTACAACTGGAATCGAAATTGAATGTCTACATCTGTCGGAGCCTCGGTCGAGACCTATGATCTGGCTAATGGCGACCTGCGAAGGTTGAACCAGCGTCTACACGACCTTACCGAATCGAGCGCACGGATACCCTGGCAGATTATTCACCCGAAGGGCAAACACGCCATCGCTGCGGGGGTGAATGTTCCTGTATCA